TAGTATGCAGTGTGATTACCAACAATAGTATGAATTGTAATGTTACGTTGTGCTAGGGGATCATAGTAATTATCCTTTGCCCAAGCAAGAGCACCAAAATCAATACCCTTACGACTATCAAAAGTATCACCCATGTCAACAATCGTGGTGATTCCCAGTTTATCGATTACAGGAAAAAAGACTTCTTCATAAAATTTTAAGAAGAAGTCATGATAAATTTTAGAACCTTTTTTAAACCCAAAATGTTGATCACTAATAATGGCAATCTTCATAAATTACTTACCAAATCTATGCTGGACAGAATCTTTGATGGTGTTGTAACTAGAGTAATCACCATGCTCATCGGAGGTGAATACTTCGTCGTATCCTGAACGCTCAATAATTTTTTGTTTGATATCTAGTTGCTTTTTCTCTTTCTGAATTCTTCTCAAGAAAGCATAGTTGATAATCTGTGTGAAATAAGCAAATGGATTTGTAGACTTTGCTGGATCAAAGTTGTTGATGTATTGCACACAGTTCTGAATCCCGTCACAAATCATGTCATCCTTGAACATGTAGTTGACGAAATTTGGTTTGTATGATAGGTGTGTGGCGATCTTCAAGAAGCACTCACCCAAGTAGTTGTCGATCCTAGGAGGATCCTGATTCAACTCTTTGCACTCAGCAACCTTTTTCTTGTACACGATCAGTGCAGCAAGAAACTGTTTGTTGTCAACGTAATGCTCTGAACGCTTTCTTGCCATTACTTTCATTGTCCTTTGGGTTCACACAGTTCATGATCTTATTATAACACACTTTCAAGGGGCTTGACAACTCCTCTGAACTTCAGTAGAATTACTCTGTCAGGGGTAAAGATGAATATTAGCTTTAAAGCTCTTTAGAGTCCTCAGCATCATAGATCTTTTCTAATAACTCTCTAGCAGACTCTACAGAGGATACATAACCCATATCCTTAGTAATATCAGGATTAGATCTACTAGAAGTCTTATTGGATAAAGACTTGGTTGTAAAAGATGAACTATTTAGATACCTTTGATAAGTATCTAGTATTTTACTATCTGTAACTTCAGAGATAGTAATTACTTGAGTCATCTTAATTACAAAGATATCTTCTGTAGTAAATTTCATCCATGGTTCTATTTTGAATCCTACATCTACACCACCAGCATTAATCATTTTCAAACAGATAGGATCTGTAATGACTAATTGTTCTGGAGGATTTTCAGATTCATCCACGTAGATACTACCGAAGATTTCCTCTCCAGTGACTAGTTTAATAGAACCATAGAACTCTAAGTTGTTGTCTTCCATCTATTTTTTGAGATTGATTTTGACAATATCATAATTAAAGTTTTCTTCGTTATAAATTTTTACTCGTTCTATAAGATGATTGAGAGTATAGTTTTTTCTCGACTGATGGGTACAGTCATCAGCAATATCATAAAGAATTGCTTTGGTTTTTGAATTGCTTTTTCTTAGTGCTCTGCCGATTGACTGTAGATTTCGGACTCTAGATTTAGAGGGTGATGCAAAGATCAAATTGTGTAGGTTTTTAATGTTGATTCCAGTTGAAAAAGTTCCGTAAGATGCAATGATAATCGCGTTGTTTTCTTCTTCCGTGATTCTTCTTACTTCTTCTCGTTCCTCAACGTCTACACCACCATGAATGAAGAACACCTTTTGTCCTTCCTGTTGATTATTTATCAAGTCATATAATTGCTGTCCGTGAGCAGCAACCCTACTGTAGAGAATCAAAGTATTTCCCTTCAGATCTAATGCTAGATTTCTAATAAACTTATTCCTTACCTCATGACCGATAAGATATTGAACCTCATCCTCATAGGTTTCAAATTTTTGAGGGTGATGCTGTAGTAGTAAAATGCGAATATTTAATTTTGCAAGATGACCTGCTTCCTGCAACTCAGAAGTATTGACAGTCTTGTATGATGGTCCAAACAGTCCCTCTAGCACCCACTTATGAGTCTGTGTGCCATCAAGTGTTCCAGTAAATCCATATCGATACTTAGCATCTGCTAACTTGGTCATGATGCTGATCAACGACTTAGACTTAAAAAGATGCGCCTCGTCACCGATCACTACATCGTACTTAGCAAACCACTTACGATCTAGTTTGTAGATAGACTGCCACGTTGTAATAGTGACATCATGATTGGTGTCTTTTTCTTTGCCTGAATAGATCTTGTTGCAATGCTCCTCGGCATCCCACCCGTAATCTTCAAAGTCCTTGTACATCTGCTCAACAAGAGATGTGGTAGGGACAACGAGTAGAACCCTTCTACCTTTCTCCACATGATATCTTGTGACAGAGTAAATCATCATTGACTTACCACTACCAGTTGGTGATACAATCAGTCTACGGTTACTCTTTAGTGCATCATAGACACCATCAACCTGGTATTCTCTTGGATTATACTTGGAGATACTTTTAATATACTCTTCTACACCCTCCCTAGATACAATCTCAGTCTCTTCGTAGGGTAGTCCGTAATACTTGTTCTCGACGAATTCAAAATTATAATTATGATTTTTGCAGAAATATACTAACTTGTCAATTAGTCCAGCGTATATTTCCCCAGTCTGAACATTAAATAACCTGATCTTTCCATCCCAATACTTATTTCTGTACTGGGGCATAAACTTAGCCCCAGGTACATCAAAAGTAAATTGATCAGATAGTTCGTAGTAGACGTGAGGTTCTGCTTCAACCTTTAGGAATACTTCGTTTTTCTTAGTTATGACTAGATCAGACATCAATCATAAAATTCACCTAAAGGTATTTAGTTAGACCGTCTATCCGCCTGTCTGGAAGCGTGCCCATTCAATCGCGTTCTTAATCTGAAAAGTCCTATTAGACAACTGCTTAATAATCTCTTCAAGATATGAAAGCATCACGTCAAAGTATTCTACTTTTAACTTTGCATCTGAAAGTTTTTCATCACTAAGCATGTAACGTTGAATAGCATCCTTTTCCCTTACTTTGTAAGGAAATGGTTCTTCAACATAAACTGCTGCGTCTGCTTTACCAGTGTAGTACTTATATCTTTCTAAGTCAATTTGCTGTCTTCTTTTTTCTGCCTGCTTGCGTAGTAGTGTTAGTGTATTATAAAGATCAAAGTATTTTGCATGAAGTTGTGGTATTCTTAGGGACTCAAATCCTAGGTCATCCTCGTTCATTACAGAATCCTTTGACCACATCGATTGGATGGTGTCAAGGTTTACGCTCATACTTTTTCGCCGTCACTATTGTAGATATCGTAAATAGTATACTTGAATGTTGCTTCTGCTGTCAAGTACTGCTGATCTTGAACAGTTGCATCAAATGTCAATGGTGTCAAAGCAGAAGGAAAAACGTCTTTAAAAATGACTTCTGTGTTAACATTATAATTGCTGGTCAAAATCTGTAGAGTTGCATCCGAACGCTCATTGAAAGGATCCCTAGATGATCTAGATGGGAAATATTTTGAATTGCCCTTCAGGTCTTGATATTGCTTAACTTCTTCGGGATAACCAAGTCCAGTCATCCAGTCATAAATTTGGAGATAGTTCTCCATATTTTCATCTACTAGAAATCTAATTACCAAATCCTGATAAGTTATTTTATCACCAGGAACATCAATGTTTTTCAAATAGGTTGCTTGAATAGCACTTCCTAGATTGATTCCAGGTAGATTGGCGGAGTTGCAATAGAACGATACTTTTCTTGCTTTATGGATAATAAATCTAAATCCCGTAATCGCTAGAAAGTTGGGACTTTCTGGATGATTAGAGATACATGAAGATGATTTAGGACTTGGTTGATCGAGCGCCATTAGTACTATTTGCGTTTTTGATGATTATCTGCAATCTCCCAGGCAGATTTAAAAGTAGGATAATCTATATTATCTATGACACCAGTAGGTTTCAATTTATCGTAGAGATATCTTGGATCTTGAATTGCTGAATGAAAATCAATATTAGTATAGTGTACTTTATTTTCCTTCATCCATTTAATAAAATCATCATGTAAGTTTGCCAAATATTGTGGATGATTTTGTAAATGTGTAATTGGAATACAACCACCATCTGTTCCTTGATATCTTTCTTGTGATGCTGCTACTTCCGAAAAAGATCTTTGCATAAGAAGGATAAAATATCCTTTTCTTATATTGTCCCTCATGTGCTTATGTAAAACATATCCTGGAGATTTTGTAACTGTCAAACTTAAATTACCAGTTTCAAATCCAGAATTGCATTTTTTATGTTTACATCTATGAGATTCTGATTCAAAATCAAATCCAGTATCTATACCTAACTTACATAAAATTAGCATCAAAAAAGTAGTTCCACACCTACCGACACCAGTTACTACGTATCTCATAACAACTTTTTTGACTATTTATGGGCATAAAAAAAGGACCCCCGAAGGAGTCCCGAAAGTATGTGACCCGATATCACATGAGGTTTGCAACCTTGACACGTCTGTAGTAACGGTTGCTGCTTGCAGCGATTGCACCGAAACCTTGGGCTGTGCCTTGTGCGAAGGGGTTCGCGACCATGCCGTAGCGGGTCTTGAAACCGATCTTGGGTTGGAAGGTGTCCTGACCAACTGCACGAACCATCTGGAGAGGAACGTAGGGGCAGTAGAACAGACCAGCGTCGTAGGGAGTAGTACCCTTATAACCGATAACGTAGTACTGATCAGCACTTAGGTTAGCAGCATAGGGGTCGATGTAGACTCTGTACTTACCGTTGATTGTACCAGCAAAGGTGTTGCCAGTGTCATCAACCTGGAGACCAGTGTTAAGTGCAGGGCTGTAATCGAGAACACCACTCATGGAGAGTGCGGAAGCAACGTCTGCGGAGCAGAGGATGATGTTGCCCTTCCCTCTACGAGTTCTTTGTGCGATTGCGTTAGCATCGCGCTCTAGTTGGAACAGAAGACCTTTGAACTTCTCTGCCATCCAGCGACCGTTGGAGTCAACGTCAAGGTCAAATACGCCCTGAGTTGCAACGTTCTGCTGAGCACCAGCTTCAGCAACCTTGTAGATGGTTCTGATGACTTCGCGGTTGATCTCAGCAAGAATCTCTGTGGAGAGAATGTTTGCGAGTTCCGCTTCAGCATCTAGACCATGGATTGCCTTGAGGTCTTGTGCCAGTTCCAAGGAGTACTCAGCCTTGAGTGCTCTGGATCTTGCGGTAACGGTAACTTTCTCGATCGAGAAAGCCATCTCGTTGAAGTCGTTGGTGGTGGTGTTGTCACCTAGTGCTTCCAGCTCAGAAGTTCTGAAACCTTGACCAACGTTATACTCGTTTGCCGAACCGCCGTTAAGAACAGCAGGGTTTACACCGCTCTGTGCAGTTGTACCGAAACCAACGCTGCTGTCACCATCAGTACCGCCAGTGTAATCACCTTGGGTGAGGTTGTAAGCATTGTTGTTCTGTGCAGAGAACGCCGAATCGGGTTCGTTGAACAGTGCTTCTGCGCCGCTCTGGCTGTTGTAGCGGGAGCGCATTGCGAAGATGAGTCCAGTAGGACCGTTCATGGGTTGAACGCCTGCGAGGTCATATGCGACCAGGTTAGGCATGGAGCGTCTGATCAAGGAGATCAGAACGGGGTCGAAACCAGCGACGGGGGAGGTTGCTGCACTACCCGAGAAACCAGGGTTGCCAGTACCTGCGGGGTCGGTGTTAACTGTAGGGGTTTCGCTTAGAAGCGCACGCTCCTGGCGAAGGAAAGATTCTTGGTTTTCTAGCAGAACTGCGGTAACCGCTCTACGATGAGGATCTTTGATATGCTCAAGACCTTCAGCGTTAAGGAGAGGTTCCCACTTTTTCTGCAACTGTTCAGACATGAACATTGCTTTGTGTCTCCGTTTTTACTTGAAAGTGTTAATTATAATCACTTAGAATACTTAGTGAGTGCTCTCAGATAAGCATTCATTGTCGAACCATGATCTACGACTGCCTCCTCGGTAAGGACTTGCTCAGAAGTCTCCGTTGCAGTCTGGTTTGGAAAATATGACTCACGTAGAGTCACCAGTTTCTCACGATACTGTTCCTCACTAGCAAACTCAACGCCCTCTGCAAGAGAAGCGAGTTTGTCCTTTTGGGACAGTGCAAGACCCTCAGATACTTCATCGAGGATATTGCCAGAGACAGACTCAGAAAGTTGTTTGTTCAGTGCAACGTTTCTATCAATCTGCTCGTTGAGTTTGGTTTCCATCTCATCAAGCTTGGTTACCATAGCATCTAGCACATTGTATTTATCTTCAGGGATGTACACATAATGTTCTTCAAAAAGACCCTTGAGACCAGACATGAAGTCTTCTGCTACTTGGGCCTTGATTCCAGATTCGATCTGGAGTTCATTTTCGGAGATCCACTCTTCAGAAACGTACTCTAGGTAAGCGTCAACACGCTCAACTAGATCGCTCTTCACAGATTCGATCTCTTCTTGAAGTGCAGCATTGTACTGCGCTTCAAGTGCCTCTTGAATACCAGCAATCTTAGAACGGACTGCTGCTTCAAAGACGATAGTTGCTTTTTCTTTAAACTCTTCGGAGAGTTCTTCGCCTTCAAGAAGTGCATTTACATCTTCTTCAAGGTCAAGTTCTAGAGTTTCTTCTTGCTGTTCTGCAACGACTTCCTCTTCGGTAGTCTCTGCTTCAGCAACAATTTCTGTACCCTCTTCCTCTTCGGTCTCTTCTGCATAAGCAGGAGCCTTGGGCATGGGGTCAGCGGGTTTTGCACCCTTGTTTACAACATCTTTAACCTGCTTGATAGTTTTGGTTGGGGTTGCCAACTTGTTGCTATCATCAGTAGGATTGCTGTTCTGGGGAGTAGGACCACCCAGATCTTCAATACTGCCAGCATCGGGAACATAACCCGAAACTTTCTGCATAGGTTCAGCGGCTGCAGCGCCTCTTGTTACCTGGTTCTCCATTTCCTGTAGATCGTTACTCATCTGATGAACTGCTCCGAAGTAATTATTCCGTTATTGTTCTTAAGTTATTTATAAACCTAGATATTTGACAAGAAATTACCAAAGAGGCGGAGTTTGTTTGCCTCAAGCATTTTCTGGTCAACTAGGGTATTAATTTGCTTCTTAACTTGCTCACAACGTGCTTCGCGAAGGATTCCTCCTTCCCAAACCCACTCTTTACCTTCCATGATGCCGTCAACAAATGCATCAGGTGCAGAAGGATCTGCTACAATATCAGCAGCAGTTGCCAGCATAAAGTCTTCGCCAACGACGTTCACGCCATTTTTAGAAGAGATGGAACCCATGCCTCTAGAAGAGACACCGAGTTTTACACCTTCACCAAGAAGAGAAGATGCAATCTTACCCATGGGTGTGGAAAGAATTTGTGCCTTACCGATAAAATTGTTACCTTCTTGATAAAGACCAACAATTTTATGAGACACTCTATCAAGATTGATAGAAGGACCATCGGGGTGACCAAGTTCACCTAGAGCACGACCCTTATTCACAAAAGACTCAGTATAACGAGCAACTTCCTTTGCCATGGTTTGCATGGGATACATGCGACCATTGCGATTAGTAATTTCGCACTGCAAGAAAGGACCCTGAATATACAGAGTTTTTTTGCCGTTTTGTTCTTCGGTAATAATTTCTACCGATTCGATTTCTTCTGTGATTAGTTTCATGCTAGTTGTACCTCTGCGAAGTATGCTTCACAACCGTTGCTGGACTCTGGTTTTAAAACTGGAATTACCGATTTATATGCTGTTGCAACACCAGTAAATGCTGCATGACCCGAACTAGTATCTGCGTCAACAACAATCTTGGTTTGATAATTATTAGAAAGTTGACTTCCAATTACAGATACGACCTGTACATGCTGTAGAGTAGTATTGTAAATACCAACCGAAGAACCAAGAATAGTAATTCTATCCTCTACAGTAAACTTAGTATCCTGACTATCAACAATCAGAGTGGTTTGTGCTCCAGTTGTGATACCAGTAATCTTTGCTTGTTTTGGGTGAGCGTATCTAAGAAGAACGTCATCCGCCTTATTCACGTGGACAGAAGTAACACCCACATTGGAAGTCGTAGTGTTACAAACACCAACTAGTCCACCATCCTTACCTGCGGCAGCAGAAGCGTGTAGTAGACCAGTTCTAACAATGTATCGATCCCCAGTAACACGAGTAGCGTTATTACTGAGAATTGGTCCGACAATACTAAAAACTTTAAGTGGTTGTGATGCGCTCATTCTTCTTCGGTTTCATCGGGAACTTCATTACCAAACATTGCATTAGCAATATGAGGTTTCGCATTATCCAATTTTTCAGATGATTTGCTGTACAAAATTTCTTTAATTTTGTCGGAAACTTCAGAAGATGAAGCATCGCCCAGCATCATATTAACCAAATCAACGGTAGAATCCATTAAATAAACTCCAATTTTCCTGTATTTATTTATATCTTTGCTTTCTTGATATCTACGGAAGTCTTTCTATCAGCTTCCGCGTCTGCTCTTCTACCCTGAGATTCTAGATCAGGTTCCTTTTGATCGTTACCCAAATTATTCATACGACCTTGCATAATTTGATTTTGAGTTTCGAGAGGGACACCGATACCTTGCTCATTCTCATCTTCCATTTCCTTCTCCATATCAACGATCTCTTGATCGGTTTGACGGAGAACTTTACGCTTAACGTAATCTCTGGAATAATAAGTGCCAATATAAGGTTCGATTGCAACCATAAGGTTCAATCTTTCAGTCATCAACTCAGTCTCTTTCAATTCAGCAAAGTGATTATCATATAGATAATCAAACTGAATATGTTCTGCCATCTTCTCCCAGTCTTGAGGAGTACAGATGTTTTTCAGAATGAGTTGAGTCTTCAGCATATCCAGGAAGATCATACTGAATCTCTTGCGGAGACGACCAACGAACTTACTGAACATTAGTTCATCACGTAGAATTTCACTGGAACGACCCAGGTTAAATCCATCATTACCACCGACTCTGGTGTCGGGAATATTCAGAGATCTATAGAGTTTCTTTTGGAAATAATCAACGTCAGTCAGTTCACCAAGGTTCTGACCACCAGGCAGCGTGGAGATTTCTGTGCCACGACCACCTTCACGCCTAGGAAGCCAGAAGTCTTCCAACATAGACATGAACTTTTTGTCATCCTTGATCTCACCAGTATCTGCGTTATAGACTAGTTTATTTCTATAACGATTCATAACGTCACGGAGATACTGCTCCGCTTTGACTTTGGGTAGATTACCAACGTCAATATAGAAAATTCTACGCTCTGGAGCGCGAGACAATCTGTAGATAACAAGACTATCTTCAATCATGCGGAGTTGATTGAGAGACTTGATCGCTTTGTGTAGATATGATAGAGTTAGAAACTTGTTTCTATCTACAAGACCAGAAGTAACATGGGTAATTGCATCTTTAGCAATGGGGATACCCTTCGACTGAGAAGAATACTTCTGAACAGAACCTTGAGGATAGTAAACAAAATATTCCTGAATGTCTGCATCGACAACAGGATTTGCTTGCCCATTAGCACCATTAACTGGTGCAGTCTGGAACTTGTCCTTATTATTTGGTTTGACCCTCATGAATTTAATTTTCATGGGATCAATATATCTCAGATCCTGAATTCCTTCATCAGGTTTCTTGAGATCAATAACCTTGTGGTAATATACTCTTCCGTCAATATACCAATTGCGGAAAATTTCGTGTGATTTTTTGTCGAATTGAAGAAGATCTTTAATGTACTTGAATTCTTTACGGATAACACTTTTTAGGTTATCACTGGCGTTTAGATTTTCAAGATCAATATCAACAGGAGAATCATTAAGATCCGAAACGATCGCTTCGTTAACAACGTTTTCGATCGCGGTGTCGCACTCAGGGTGCAACGCCATGTCCCTATATTTTCTAATTAGATCAAACTCGTTTTTGTATACGCCTTCAATATCAACGTACTGACCAAAAAATCCGCTACTTAGATAATAGTCAACCCCGTCCTCATTATTCTGAGGAACGGGGGACACAGCAGATTTAGGTAGACTGTTATCGTCTTCAATATCAAAACCAAATAGTTTTGCCATAGTCTAATGGACTCTGATGTTTGCTTATGATCTATTTATCAGACTACAGAATCCTGTTGATTTGCATTAAATGCTTCCCAATATTGAACTTCTAGAGTTACAGGGAATTCTTCAATTGTATCGACACTTTCATAACTTAGATCAATAGCACCAACGGTGGAAGGCCAGCAACCAGAGAATTTATAAGATCTCAGTTTAGGGATTTCATTATTATTTACTGCATCATCAGTAAAGGGTGCTCTACCCAATTGATGAACAACCCAGTCAACCTGATAGTCAGCGGGGTTTACAGTACCCGAACCATCAGAAACTTTAACAATGTAGTTTGCCCACTTTTCAAATGCTTCACGAATCTTGAAGTCACCATCGTTGACGACTTGAATCTGCCAGGGATCAAAAGTTCTGTCACCAGAAACTTTCAACTGACGACCACGGAAAGCAACGGGAATGCTAACCAGGTTAGATGCGGGCAACTGTGCTGCCTTAATCATCATTCTATAAGAAGTATCTTTCTTGATCTCGTCAAGACCAGGAATTGCCGCAGGGAAATTGAGTTCAACCTCGAACAGGTTGGGGCGAGCGCCGCCCTGAGTCAACCTGTTCTTGAAGGAATCAATAGTTCTTGCGCTGCTTAAAATTTGTTGCGTGTTTTGTAGTGCCATTAGTTGGGTTCCTCCTTAGATCAAACGTTGCCGATTACTTCTTCAAACGAGACCCCAGTTCTCGTAGCAACAAATGTCAGACCAACGAAGTTGATCGAACGTGCAGGTTTCACATAGATGTCTGCGACAAACTCATTTCTGTCGATAACATCGGGGGTATTATTAGACTCATCACAGATCAGTCGGAAATCTGTAATGCCTCTCTTTGCTTGAACATCAC